AATTGATACTATCAGAAAAGAACAGAATAGAATCATCAAAACATCCAAGGTCAGAAGCGATGTTGTAGAGTTCTCTCTCAACGTATTCGTAAGCTTCTGAGAATCGGGAGGTAACGACGATAAGATCTTCCCCGAAGTCAATTTCTGTTTCTGTACCGGCGCAACACTTATAGACAATGTAATCACAGTCGATTAGTAGACTCACTTACCTTGTCCTCGCTTGAGCTTACGCCCATGCGAAGGAAGGGAGCGACGACCATTACCTTGACGGGTGTGTTTATATTTTGCACGGGACTGGAATTCAATACGTCCCAGTGAGGTTTTAGATTTAGTTGCCATAATTAGTGTACATCTGCCCAGGTCATACCTACCTTAGCTTCTGCTTCGATTGGTACCCTCAGGTTATAGGTTTCTCCCGCCATTAGGGAGGATGAAGTAAGTGCTGATGATAGTGTATCAGTATATTCAGGTGGACATTCAAACTGTAACTCATCATGCACAAAGGCTAGTTGATGTGCTTGAATATCACACGTTTTGATTGTGTTGTGAATGTGAATCATCCACTGTTTAGCTACAATACCCGCGCTCCCTTGGAGTAAGTAGTTAAGGGCTTTGTGGCTACCATCAACAGCGCAGCGGCGACCGTCACACAAACTGATGTAACCAGATTCCGCCTTGGACTTAACCGCAGTAACCAGTTTCTCAAGTCCAGGAATTGCATCCATGTAAGCTTGACGTATCTCAGCCCCTTTCTTTTTAGCGGCTTGCGGCGATAGTTGTGCATCATAAGATAGTCCGATCTTGTTGTCACCGGCTCCGTACAAAAAGGCATAGGTTACAGTCTTTACTAGACGACGTGAGATTCCGATCTTGTCTGCATTCTCTTGATGTATGTCACCGTTGAGAAGTACATCTCCGTACCTGCCTCCATCATATCGGGCAAGGTAGTGTGCGAGCATTCTAAGTTCAATGCCTGCGAGATCAGCACCAACCATGACATAGCCAGGGCTAGCACGAAATAGTTTTCTAAATTCAAGATCACTTGGTACCTGTGCAAGATTCGGAGATCGGTGAGCACATCGAAATGTATTCGTGGCTACAGAACAGTGGTGATGAATACGATTGTTTCTTACAAGTTTGAGCCAAGCATTGTTACCTTCAGATAACATACCAAGCTGTTTGGTTAACTCAAAGCAACGAAAGAACTGCAGAGCTTCCTCTGTGCCTATGTCTTTGAGTACCGTCTCATCAATGACTGCTTTACCAGTGTTGGTAGTTTTACCAGGTTTCCAGTTGTGATGTGTTCGCATCACCCAGGAGATGTGGTCTCTACTGGAGGGGCTGAACTCTTTCAGTCTAGTGAAAGTAGCTCCGGCGACATATCCTTGTGTTTTGTTAGGTCTCTTAGGAGTAAACTCCGATCCAGCAACGTAAGGGTACCTGTGGCGTAATAATTTATTAAGCTCTTCAAGCTCTCGTCGGAGAGTTGATTCAAGTTCCCATGCAGTAGGCTCATCAAAGTACCATCCATGAAGTTCTTGCTCTGTAAGGATTTCAGCAACGCGATGTTCTAGCGTGATCCATTCAGGTATGGTTGAAAATGTTTCCAAAGTTTTGTAGTAACAACAACGTCTTGTACCATATAGTCTTGCATCTCCTGACTCCACTCTTTCCAGTCGGTGTTCTTACCGAAGGAACCTTTATATTCACCCAGTCTATAGCCGTAAGCTTCTAGGCTATGGCGACCATACAACTGAAGTGGCATGTTTTTCCAGTTACGCTTTTGATCTGTCTTCAGAATATCAGCGTGACAAGTACGGCTAAGGACCAGAGTATCCAGAACCCTACCCACGTTTTGAAACCAAGGATAGAGCTTACGGATAACAGGAATATCGTAATTGATAATGTTATGACCCACAATAAGATCTGCGTCTTCAAGACGTTGAATACCCCTTGTAAGTGGTTCAGTATTACCCTCATCATTATAGACAAGAGTTTCGTTGGTCTCTGTGTCATAGATACCAAGACAGTGGATGCAGGTAACATCATGAACAAGACCGTTTGATTCTAAGTCAAAAATTAACGTCATTCCAGTGGCGGATAACTCCAGCAACAATAAAGATATTTGTAATGAAGATCATCAACTCAAGAAGGTTGAGCCTTCGGAGCAGCGCCTTTCCAGACATAGGTCTTATCAACAAATTGTGCTCGTGCTACTGCCTCAGGAGTAGGAGGGTTGGGACGTTTAAAAGTCGGTGCTTGGGTTGAACTCTTCATCTGCTTGAGTTTCATTGAATTTACAGGTGTTTAGATCATAGCTCAGTCGGCACGCGATGCCAACCTCGCCAGAATAGCGATTCTTAAGGACTCGCACAGTTGTGTCACTTCCACCAGATGTGCTCTGCTGGTTTCTTTCGAGTGCAATAACTCCGTCAGAGAGTTGTGCAATGGCCGCAGATCCTCGCAGCTGTCCCAAAGTGACGCGTGCACCCTCTTCGTGGTTTTGGTCACTAGATGTTCTCCGAAGGTGTGAGACAAGGAACATAGCGACACCAGTACGCTCCACAAGAGAACGTAATCGTGTCATGGTTGTATCAATCATACGGCGCTCATCACCATCAAGACCAGACAACAAGATACTGAGGTGATCGAGGAAAATTACCTTTGTATCAAGACCTGTTGCTAAGTACTCAATACGATTGTAGATGAGGTCTGGATCAAAGGATCCGAAGCCGTCAAAGAGAAAGAGATTCCACTTAGCAAGTGTATCCTCATACGCTTTGGTTAGTGTTGAACGGTCATGTTCTCCAATGTGTAGTGATTTACCAACTGCTGCGGACATCAGTCCGAGAGCTGTACGACGGTTGGATTCCTCAAGAGCCAAGTAACCGACCCGTTCGCCGTTACGTAACAGGTGAGTTGCGAGTTCACGACAGAAGCTGGACTTGCCGATACCAGATCCAGCAGTGATTGTAACAAGTTCTCCAAACCGGATCCCGTGTAGTTTGCTTTGGATTCCTTGAAATGGATAGTCATGATCTGCTGGTGGTGTAGGTGTTGTAACTAGATCTAGAAGGGATTTACCGTCTACGATTCCATCTGGACGGTAAGGTTTTGCATTCCATATCGACTCACGAATTGCTTGAGAGTCATTGGCTTGTAGGGCATCTGATGCATCCTTATAATTCTCCAGTCTTGCGATCTTCGTCTTGCCAGGTGGTAGGACGCTTGCCGCATCCTCCGTTGCTTTACGGCCTGCCTCGTCATTGTCGAAGAACAAGACAATCTCCTCATAACCCTGGAGCCAGGGGATAGCCCGTTGAATCGACTTCTTTGCCGCTGCGGCACCGCTAGGTAGAGATACCATCTGCCACCCCGGCATAGCTTCTTGACATGAAGCCGCATCGAGTTCTCCTTCAGTGATAACGACTCGTTTTCCAGAGGCGGGAAACAAATGTTGTCCAAAGAGGCAGGTAGGGGATTGTCCTTCATAGTAGAAGTCTTTGTCTTTAGTCTTAGTCTTACACCCAATCAGGGTGCCGTTCTCATCGTAGTAGTGGAACCTCAGTAGGTCACCATCACGATAGATCTTATACTGTTGGCATACCTTCTCGGAGATATTGCGTTTTGCTAGTCTGGTTGCTGTACCACGTATGGTGACTGACGACATGTTTGTGTGAATGTGATTGACATCTTCTTCAGTGTGTCCGTAGGTATTACAAGAAAAGCAGTAGGTATGCCCATCATCATAAAGACTGTTGGCATCACTACTGCCGCACACATCACACGGCAAGTGCCTCACGAACTCGCTTTCGGAGCTTTGCGTATTCGCGTGCTTGTGCATCGTGATAATCAAACCAGGAATCAATTGCTCGGTAGAAACCTTCAAGTAGGTTATCTACGGTTTCAGGTCTGGTAGCATCAATATCAGCTAGCCAATCACTGAAGTGTTCAGCATAGTAATCAGCTGTGCCGTATTCTACGTTAGCCATTCAAGTGGGATGGAATGAAATGAACAGTATTGGAAGCCATGCTTTTCGCACCACTTCGCATAAGTAGTCTTCGATCCTTTGTAGATCTTGTTATAGGGTGCTTGAAAGACGAACCGAATATCTAAGTCGGGATTCGCTTTCTTCACTGCTATCATCTTCCTTCGGTCTTCCTCCGTCAGGCGTCCCTTTGTTTCTAAGAAGACACCATTCGGTAAAAGAAAGTCGGGTGTGTAGTTGCATTGAAGAACGTAAGGAACCTTTTTGGACTCGTACTCAAACTCTACCTTCAAGCTTGAGAGAAGATCAGCAACCTTCTCTTCAAGACCTGAACGGTACCTAGGCATCAGAAGTCATCATCCTCGTCTATTTCAGCAGGTGGTGCAGTGATGTTAGGTTCAGAAGTCTTGTAACCTTTAGTCTGCCCAAAGAGAGCTGCCACTTCAGTTTCACCAAGATCTCCTGTATCAACACCAGCAGAAGATCCAACCGTGACAACCTGTACACCGAGAAGCTTGAGGCTTGTACCATAGGTGACACCATCACGGAGGATGTATGGCTTCTGACGGAAGGCAAGCTTGACCGTAGATCCGCTGTAGATAGGCGTGTTGGGATCAGTAACAGGAGTCCCTTCTGTGTCAACGACAGGTGGGCGAGTCTCCTCATTCCAGCTGAACTTGACTTTGTACTTTCCATCAGACACCTCCTCCCAGGGTTCAGGTTTAAGGGTGGAACGCTTCGGGTTCTTCAGTTTAGACTCTGCCCACTTGAGAGTATCAGCACGATCCTCTTCAAGCTTATCAATGAGTCCTTGATCAACAATAGCACCAAGCGAGTAACCGAACTTGCTGGGCTTCAGTACAGCCTGATAACCTTCAAGGACAACAGGCTGTTGGGTAACGTGGATGGTTTGTGCCATTAACAAAAAAAGTAGGTGGATTCGATCACGGACTCAGGTTCTAAGTCTCCGATGATCGGTGGATCAGTCTCCGCCCCAATCTGTTGGGCGAAGTCATTCAAGTAATCATGCTCCGCAAATAGGTGCATGTAGGTCTCTCTCACAAGTGTACTGAGAGTAGACATATCAGTAGCACGACACAATACTGAATCGTGGATTAAAGCAACAGGGGCATTGAAGCGTAGGGTAGACAAATGTAACAAGCTTGCATCTAGGCTGTGGATAAGATTAGGAGCAGTTGCATTCTTGTGGTGTAGCTTGTCCACCTTATCGTCATCCTCAACAGCGACACGTACCTTACAACGACCCAACAGCTGTAGCTGCAGATCCATTGTACGTTTCTTCATTAGACGTTGAGTAACGACAAACCCTGATGGTGTAGTCCAAGTCAACGACTCCTTACCGCTATCAATAGCCTTACCGACTTCCTTCTCAATCCAATCCATCACAGCCATAGGACCAGGAACAACAACGTTCATTGCGTCTCTAACTGCTGTAACAGTCTTGGTGAGATCATCCTTATCAATCTCAATACCCTTTTCTTTTAGTGCGTCCTTGATATACCCACGATTGGAATAAGGTTTAGCATTGTAAGGTACGGTCATGACTACTCGTTTGACCGTCTTTCTGTCGATGTGAGGTTGAATAGAAGCAGGACAATAAGGCTTAGCAGTCTCAGCTACTACCTTGTATGCATCCTGTGGTTTATCACTAGGTAAGACATTAACAAGCTGAGCAGTAGACTTATCTCTTGCTAATCCTGCTAGGATCTGAAGACCACTACACGTAGCATCTGTAGCGACAAACAATCCAGTGAACTGTCTGTCACAAACTACGACACAATGGTAGTACTCCTCACAAGCTGCTAAGAATTGCCAAGGCTCATCAGCTTGCTCCCAGTCAGGTAGACGCCCAATAGGATCTAATGCTAGTTGGCTGATGAATGTGATATTGTTAGCTACCCACTCCAGTCGCTCCTTCATAGGTGCTTTATCAAGACCCCATGTAGTAGCTACTTGAAAGGCTAACCAGTCCTCAGCTTCAGGAGTCATGTAGGCTTCTTCATAACTTCTCAATAAACTTTTTCCAAAGTCTGTATCTTGAGGAGTTAAGAAAGCAGGTATAGGATAAGCTCTACCTCTATAGTCAAAAGACCACGGAATATAAAACTTCTCTTTATCCTTAAACCTCTTTACTGCTTCCATTGTCATGCGAGTTCTACATGACTTTCTAAACTCTTGAGCTTGTCTATTTCTTACTTCAGCTGCCTCTCTTCTGTAGCTCTTTCTAGACTCTGCATTCTCTGCAATGTCTACAGGTTTAGGTGGTAAAGGATGTTCTATTATAGGTAGAAATTTACCTACTTGAATTCCTTTCTCATCTAACTTCTCAGCTACTTCTACAATGAAGGGATTTAAACAGTAGGCTACCTTCTGGATCTTGTTCAAAAACTCCAGTGGTTTCTCCCCCTGTATACATGGGTGATGTCCACGACGCACCAGATCATGACCCCTCATCACCTCGTTCAGCAGGTACCCACCAGCTTGCTCATTAGTCCAATCATTTGGAGGTATAAGCATTGGCCATGCAAGAGGACTAAATAGTTCAGCCTCTTTCATCAGTGCGTCCTTGATGTCCATGAAAAGAGCACTTGGTACGACATAGTGTACCTTGCTTTTGCCCTCTTGTTGCATGAACTTCTCAAACCAACCACTAGTCACCATGATGCAATCTAGCAGCCAAGCACCTAACTTAACGCGATTATCACGCCCCCAACACTCCCACTTCTTGACGTTGTAGCGGTTCATGAGGGTACGGATAACCACCATCTTTTGCTGGGTACCAATAGATTTATGCCAGTAGTTCTTCTTTAACGTAGCA